AGTAGGGTAAGGTTGAGATTGAGAACCAGCATTCATCCACCAAGGTTCTCTAGCCCCCGGCTCAGTCCAAGAAGCTTCACTTCCTGTTGGTTTAGTAGATAAACCAGTAACTTCAGGAGGTCTTTCATAATCTATAGCCTTCTCTACCATTCCCGGTAAATCCCAATTAGCCCAAGATAAATTAGGAGTAATAAATTTAAGTACATCACCAAATAAACCACTTTGTAATTTTTCATTAGTGTACCAATCACTATTTCTATTAGGTGTAAGACCACCACCTAAATTTTCATTCATATAATTTCTAGTTTTATCTGCCCATCCTCCCGGTCCGTGACCACCAACCAATGAAGGAATGCCTTGTGCAGATAATATACCTTTTTCATAATCATAATCTGCCCAAGTAGCATCAGGGAATTTATCTGTAAAAGCTTCATATCCACTGACATAATCACGATGTCTTTGTTCGTTCTCACTTAAGACAGGTGTATTCCAACCATCAGTACCCATAACATTACCGTCATTCTCACCATTATTAATTGCTGCAGGTTGAGTCACTGGAGCTGTGCTTTGTTGTTGTAGTTGCTGTTGTTGCCACCAAGGTGTAATATTATTGAAGTAGTTAAGAGGTGGTGTACCTGAGCCAAATATATTAGGATTAAATCCAGTAGTACTATTGAAACCAGTATAAGGATTATATGCAGTAGGTGCACCCCAAGTATTAAAAGTAGGGTAAGGTTGAGATTGAGAACCAGCATTCATCCACCAAGGTTCTCTTCTACCAGCATCAACTTTAGGGTATTCTCTTAGAGGTATATTTTGACCGCCATAACCACCAGTACCTTGACCGCCACCTTGGTATGGGTATCCTCCGCCTATTCCAAATATATTATTATTACCTACTCCAATCCAATTCATACCTTATCCTTGTTTTTTTAAGTTAAGTTCTGTGCTATGTTACAGTACATCTTAGTACCATCAGATACACACCTAATTAAATCTACCTTACCACTACCTGAAGTAATAGTAGGATTATTACCACCCACGAAACTAAAATCTGTACTGAATGTAATATCGTAAGCTCCTGTATTCTTCACTAAAAAAGTAGCCTCTACTCCTGATGTCATATTAGATACATTCAGAGTATGATTGCCTTGTACACTGACTATAAATAAATTAGAATTAAGTAGATTAGCTGTCTGAGTAGAAGCTAATGTCACTGTCTCTGATGCTGTAGGATGTGCCTTAGTAAATGTTTGGGGAGAATCTAATGTAACTATCTCTTCTCCACCTACTGTACCTGTAGTAGCAGTCAATAGATTACATACAAAGTTCTCGGAAGCAGAACCATTAGCATCTGCCTTAGAATTAACTGCTGTCCTTACTGCTGTAAATTCAGTATCGAAGTCATCTCCAGATATTACCTTACCGGGGTCTGTATCCGATAGTGCATCCTTTCCTGACCATCCAACTGCTATTGTATAATTACTCATAATGTTTTACCTTGTTTAAATAATAATGATATTGATTGTAGTGAAGCCTTATATCCTTTAGTTACACCATCCATCTCAAACCTAACATATTTAGCTGAACTACTTAATGGTATAGATGTCTCTCTTAGACCGTGTATAGGCTGAAACTTAGAAGAACTCCAAGCAGCAGGACTAGCACTAGAAGGATATTTATCTGTTCCCCAATAAGAAGGCTCTCCGCTAAGAGGAGGATTTAGTTTAAATGTCTGAGATAGCTTAGGTGTCATATCGAAGTCCCCATACATTCTGAGACCCACATCTGTTCCTTGTCCTCCTGATACTACCATAATCAATCTCTTCAATATAGAGGAAGTAGTACCTTGTCCTAAATCAATCCATACAGTAGAAAAACTACCAGTATAAGGGGTGTAGGTATATACACTAGAACCACTATAATCTACATCATAATAACCTTCATAAGTAGCTACTCTACCTGATTGTTGTCCTACTAATAGACCATATGTCTGTGTATAGGCTAGACTAGCAGGATTCCTATCTTCCCTAAAATCCCATTTAGTTATACGAGGAGTCTCTCTCTCAGTATTGAACTTAATATCGAATACATAATTTACATTTCTGTCCACGAAAGATAGTATATAGATACCTTCATTCTGTAAGTAAGCACTCTTAACATTAGTAGAGTTACTTATATGACCTACTAACTCATCTGTAACAGTAATTGATTTCTCTGTTAGTGGTAGTTTATCTTGTTGAGTAGTTCTAAATAGAGACCTAACACCTGTATCAGATAAGAAGAATAAATCATCTCCTATAGACTGTACTGAATCTCTAGATACACAACCTATACCTCTAATTACTTCATCTAGAACTATATCATCTATCACATCAGGATTATTATATATCACTATATTCTCCTGACCAAAGATGACTAACTTACCTGCGAAGGAATGTATAGCTACTATAGAGTCGTGACCCCATACTGACTTAAGGTCTATATAACCACCGTCACTACCGCCCCACTTATGCACATTTAATAACTTAGAGTAATATAATACATCGTCCTCTTCAGTTATACCACCACACCAAAATCTACCGTAGAAACCTAGACCACAAGAAGGGTCAAATGTGATTACTCCATTGGGTAATGAAAAACCTGCAGCATCCTTTAATTTCTCCCAAACACCAGATTCATAATGAAGTATTTCTTCACCTGATTGCATAGCCAGACATTCATTATTGAAGTTCTGAAATTGCCAATCTGATACACTACCTGAAGAAGACGTATCATAATCGTTAGTGAAAGCATCATCTTTATCTGATAGGTCTAATTCATATATGTCAGAACCTGAAGTAGCAAATATTACGTGATTAGTACCATCATAATGTTCGTGTAGAGCACCTATCTTAGCTCCTGCATCTAACGTCCCTTGTTTCAGACCTTTCCTGAAAGCTACTTTACCACCTTCAGTATATACTATATTGTCTGCTTTAGTGAACCAAGTAGGTCCTAGAGCAGTAGGGTTAGTCTGTGTATCTATGCCATTAATACCTACGGCATCTAGCGATACAGATTGTATAGGTTTAGTAGGCATATCTTAAACTACCTTCCAGTCTCTTTCATATTCCATATTACCAGCTTCTAATTGAACAGCTATATTAAGTGAATCCTTAGCTTCTGATGCAACCATACTAGATACTGAACCTCCATCCTCACCCCTCTCAGCTATAGCTCTAGCCCAAGCTCCGAGAATAACTGGTTGTGAAGGGACTCTCAATACTTGTGCTGCTGTCAGTAATTCTTTCTGAGCACCTACTATATTTACTGATACTATATTATTAGCTACTGAAGAATCAGGCACAGGATAAAAGTCTATGTTGAAGTCAGGCTCTCTAGTTGTACTGGCTTGAGATATACCATTAAAAGCATACTTAGTAGGAGCACCTGTACTTACACTAGTCAATGGATATACTTGCTCATTGAGCCAATCATTAGGTACTTGTTCTAATACCTGTCCACTGTTTTGATTTATAACATCTAATACTTTAAATGTAACACCTGAACCTCTAGTAGCATCACCTAGGGTATATTGCATATTACCATCTTTAAGTTTAACATTGAATGTCTCTCTCAGAGCATTCCAATCGTGATAAGCCTCTACGTTCTTCTTAGAGTCATTTACTAACTCACCTATTAATTTCTGATAGTTAGTAACAGTAACTGAATCATATAGATTACCTGACCAATCTGAAGTTATAGTATCTTCTCTTAACCTACGTAATACTGAATTTATAATTTCTCTATATGTCATATTCCTTATCCTTTATTAGAATGGTGTGGTGTATTGGAATGAAGCTTTATTCGTGAATGGGTTAAGCCCCCAAGCAGTTCCTGATTCTTTATGTGTGACAGATATCTCACCTTCTCCTTTTAACCAGTCCCCTTCTAAACTAATCCCTTTTTCCTTCATTCCTTTTTTAATTTTATTCAACGGTGGTAGCATAGACCTACAAACTTCATATAAAACACCTGTCTCATTATAATTAGAACAAGGGTCTCCACCTGAACCTAATTCTTTAGATAACATATTATCTTCGTTAGGTATGCTTAAGTCTAAATTCTCAATACTAGGTACACCATTAACCTTTGGTGTTATAACAGGAACACTATCCCCTGATAACATTAAATTAAGACCGTTTATAGAATCACCCATATTCCTTATCCTTTTGCTAGTTGTGCTCCGAAGTAGAACTCTACTATTATAGTAGTCCATTTAAATACTTCATCTAATTTTAACATACCTTTAACAGTTATATATTCTATCTTATCTGGTGTAATATCAAACCCTAAAAAACTTGTACCTTTAATTATTGTAGGTATAACAGTAGGTACATCTAAAAATACTGGAGCTACCTGAGTAAAGACTATGATACCTAGTAGGACAAAGATTATTACTCTTCTGTTGAGTGCTGCCCAAGGACTCTCTGATTTAGCTGCTTCCCTAGCACTATCTATCTGTCCAGCTCTAGCACTTAATGCCTCTATCTGTAGCTTCTGTAAATCTGTAGCTGCTTTACTCTTAATAGCCATAAGCTTCATAATGAAACCCATAATTATTGGTGCTACATTTGTAAGTAAACTAATCATCATTATATCCTGTAGCTGAAGGTTCTTCTTCCTCATCCATAAAAGAATAAGGTTCGTTATGTTCGGCTAATAGACAATGATATAATTCGTGACCCATTATAGCTAAGTTCTCTCTATCATCCCATATTTTAGCAGGTACGTAATGTATATAACATATAGGAATATCGGGTGAGACTTGAGCAAAGGACCTTACTGCTGATTTATCTAATCCAGATAATTCTTGATATGCTTTATTTATTTCTTCTTCATTATTATAAGTAACCATTTTAATAATTACTTCTTCTCTCTTTACTATTATCTTATCTTCACCAAAGTAAACCATATCAAAATCATCTAAGGCTAGTACATTTAGAGATATAAATAATGATAGTAAGAATTTCATTTATTAGTCTGGTAAGAATGAATTGCATCTGTTAAAGCATCTAACTTAGCATCTATTCGGTCAAATCTTCTAGTTGTTTCTGATTTATATTCAGCTAACCTAGCATTAGTAGTTTCAATATCGTG